GTTATTATATTGTTAGTTCCTACTGTAGAGCCTTCACCTATAACTAATTTATCAGCAGAATCATCTAAACCAATATAAAAATCTTTAGCATTTCCATCATAAACAATCTTAGTATCAACTGCTGCTCCATCACCAATAGTTACAGAATCATCTGTCAAAGTAAGAATTGGGTTAGTTCCAAGAGTTGAACCATCACCAATAACTAGAGTATCTGCACTGTCATCAAGGCCAATATGAAAATCTTTAGCGTTTCCGTCAAATACTATTTTAGTATCTTCTGCTCCTGCATCCCCTATAGTTAATGTAGGAGTTGTGCCTTTTAAAGCCATTGTTTGAGCAACAATATCACCTGTAGTAGATGAGGCTGCTTGACCCACGCCTATAGACTGAGCAAACTTAATATCCTGGTTTTCATCTATTTCAATAGCCGGTGTTGTACCTACTGCTGAACCAAGACCTATAACTAAATCATCTGCACTATCGTCTAGTCCCATATAGTAGTCTTGTGCAGCTCCATCAAATACTAATTTAGTATCTTCTGCTGTCGCATCACCTATTGTTATAGTGGTTCCAGCAACTGTTAAAGTATCAGTTATGGTTAAATCGGTAAGAGCATCTACAACCGCTGCACCTGATCCTGCTCCATCTGAATATACTATAGCTGTTCTTCCATCTCCTATAGTTACAGTGGCACCGCTACCTTGTTTAATAATTATGGATTGTGAGCCGCTAGTTGCATTTTCTATAATCCATACTTTTTTAACTGTGTTAGGTCCTAAAGTTATTGTGCACGTTGAATCTAAAGTACCTGTGTACTTTAACATCAAAGCTCTGCCTTCATCAGCAGCTCCATCTGCAATAGTAGTTGCGTGAGTATCTGCATTAGTGGTTATAGCTTCTGTACCATAACCTAATGCTTGCCCTATCAACTCCAAATTTGTATTTGTGGAATCGCCCCACGTTCCTGACTCATCGCCTGTAGCGATTTCCTTTAATCTTAGATTGTTTACGTAAGTTGCCATGTTCTATCTCCGAATAATATCATAACTTATTTAAGCCGCAATGTCTGTCCAATTTGGACTTTGCGAGCCACTAACTGCACTCCAATTTGGGTCTTGACTATCATCAATTTCCGACCAAACCAATAACTGTGCAACATATCCTGTTGCGTATACTCCAGTGAGACTTACTACCGCAGCAGCTAAAACTGTAACTGAGCCTACTGCACCTGTACTTGTAACACCTGTTAAGGAAACAACAGCATTATGGTAAACAGTAACACTTGATACAGCACCGGTTCCTACTACTGTAGTTGGATAGACATTTGCTCCACCAGTAACGGTTTCATCACCTTGAGATACCGTAGAAGCAGTACCGCTAACTCCTGTAATTGCTGCTCCATTGGCAACAACCGTACCTACAGCACCTGTTCCAGCAAGTCCTGTAAGAGATATAGTGGCTCCGCCTGTAACAGTTTCAGAGCCTAAAGCAGTTGTTCCCGCTACACCTGTAATTTCGACAGGTATAGCAGATCCCCAAGTACCTGAGCCCCAGGTACTTCGACCCCAGCCTGTTATATTAGCCACAGGCTAAATTTAAGCTATTCTAATTACAGCGTTACTTGCATCAGCCGTTGGAAAGGAAATTGTAAAACTTCCTGCCGTAGAGGTTTTGTTTCCTCCAAAATCAAAAACAGCAACTGCTGGATCTCCAGAAGCTGTGTCATTGAAAATCATGCACCCCCTAGCCGTAATTGTACAAGTACCAAAAGTTAAATCAGCAAAATCTGTGAACGCTGTGGTTCCAGATGTAGTTGGAGCTACTTTAGTTAAAGTTCCTCCTTTTGCTGTGTAGTTGGTGCCTGTAGCCTCTTGGCTAGTAGTATAAGCTGTAGTAGAAGCGCTCATAGTAGCTGAACTGGTATATAGTGCCAGTTTAAACGTATTACCGTTTGTCGCAAAGTTATGTGTAGCAGTCATTAACTCACTTTTAAAACTTGTACACATTGCTTGAGTTATTGCCATTATAGTCTCCTAATAATATTAGCTAGGTCTTTATGACCTTGTTTTTCTAACAAATTGCATATTGTGCAAATGTGGTTATTCACCGCTTGTTGCATGTAATACGCAATCACTTTTTTGCATACTTTTTCAAAAGCATGTGCTTGTTCCCTTATGGGTGCAGGGGCTTCATCACTGACAGAGACTATTTTCTTTGTGGCCATGTCCGCCACTTCCTCTACCGTGTGCCCTCTGTATTCTGTTGTGGTAACACCTAGATTTCCAATTTGTGTATCTGACTCAAAGGAAAACATTAGTATTTCTTAGGCTCCACAATTCCTTCTTGTACTTGTCCATCGTGCCTTCCCACTAATCCAATTGGAATAGCTTGCTGTTTTTCAACCTCGGACCACTTGCATATTTTTAATTCATTATCAATCATGTAAGTAACGAAAGGGTCTTCTAGCCTATGATACCCATACAATTTTTCTTGAACCGGTACATCAGCATCCAAAAGTCCAGACGTCAAAGCTACTTGTACAATGATACCTTTATCCATACATTTAGCCAACCAGAATTCACAACAACCACGTCCTTGCTCTGCAAAATAAAGGTTTCCTTTATAAGTAAAATCAGCACCAAACATACTAATACCACCGACGTTGTTCCATAATGCAAAAGCAATAGCATAAGCAATGGTGTTATTAAAATAACCACAGGCTAAATCTGTAGCTATTTCCTCAATTGGATACTCTATTAAAGCAGGGACTCGTTTATCTAATTCACAGGTATAAATAGGATAATCTACAGTTGGAAGAGTTTCTTTCATCATATTAGTCATGTTTCCAGCATCGTCTGTATCAAAGAAGCGACTTACTGGATCCATAACAAAAGCTCTGTCTACCTTTTTTAAAACACCTATCATGGCATTTATAGCCCATACTTCATCGAAGTTTCGACTGTGTGTAATTGCTTTATGAAAATCTAATTGACTATTTCCCATAGCGATAATAGCTATGTTTTTACCTTCTAGTTCTGGAATTGGCTTCATGTGGTAGGAATACGTACTTGATCATATCTATACTGACTTTGTGTCCCAGCTCCTTCGGCTGTATTTTTTAGTCTAGCGATAGCGTCTTGAAAGCGTTGTTCAAAATTCATTATTTCATTTGGGTCTAGTTTTAGAAAAGTTGCCGCTTCTACCAAGGAACCGTAAAGTAAAGAATTAGTCGCATTATTAGATAGCCAAGTGGTTCCACTGTCCCCCGCAGATGTTAATGATGCGGGTCTGTAAAAATAATGTAGCTCAAAAGTGTAATTAGCATCTGGTGTTGGAGCTAAAATAAAACTGTCACTACTAAACTCAGCATAATACTTAGGACGTCCTGTAACTGAACCAGAAGTAGCTGGTTTATATGAACGCATAAAACTAACTTGTTTTAACAACAAGTAATAATAGGTATCACTCGATATAACAGCCAGACTAAACGGTGCTAAGAAATCAGAGGGCATTCCTAGATAAGCAGTATCCGCAGATGCAGTTCCTGTTACATTTTTTCTAAAATTATCTAACCATACGTTTTTAAGAATCCTTTCTTCAGCCTGCTTAATTATGACATCAAGGTTATTAACAAATGTAGTTTCAGAACTATCTACGTAGTCCTGTATTGCTGTTTTTAGTCCACTGTATGTAAAACTCATGCTACTGGTCCTGCTGTTGCTGTACTACCACCACCGGTTACGTCCCCTGTGGTTGCTGTACCAGTTGAAGTAAAGTTATATTCGTTTGCATCCACAACAGTTATTGTATACCCACTTGCACTTTCAAGCACGGTTGTTGTTATTCCATCAAACGCTTTCGTTGATCTAAATCGCACGGTATCCCCTGTGGTTCTATTGTGTTTAAACTCAGTAACAGAGATTACTGTATTTACACCAGCATCGCCACTCCTAAATGGATTTAAAGGTAATAAGGCTTGAGCAGGTCCAACTGCAACAAAAGGACCTCCTCCTCTTTCTCCAGAAGTTCCAGTTCCTGAAATAGCGGTAAAGGTATATGTATCGTCATTCACTTTGGTTATTGAATAGCCGTCGGGATCCTCTAGGGTGTCTGTGGTAAAACCATCAAAATCTTCTGTATTTCTAAAACGTACTTTCTCTCCCGTTGACTTACCGTGATCGTCTTGAAAAACTTTAATAATTGCACTGCCCTGGGTAGATAAAAAAGGATTATTGGTCAGCATGGAAACCGCAGTAGGCTCCGTACGATCGGGTCTTGGATTTCTAACAGCTTCGGGATCAGCCCCAACCGGAGGAGGATCAAGTTGGGGCTGTTTAAGATCGAAGCATTGAGGACAAGCCATAAAACCGTCCCACTGTTCTTTTAATTGACGTAAGCGATACCGTTGTCCACACGTATCACAAATTGCCCATGTGAGTTTTCCCGCCGCAAAGGCCATTTATCCTCCTCTAGGACCTTCTGGACTATAGCCGCCTTGCAGTTCCCTTATTTGACGATATATTTCTTGTAATTGAGCCTCTAAAGTCCTCGCTTTATTCATAAGTGTTTGAATAGCTATATGTGGTGGTGCTGCTTGTGTTGCTTCTGGTGGTGGTGCTTCTCCGGTTGCTTGCAGGTAATCATTCGGTAGCTGTGGTATTCCAACTGGAGATGCTATTCCTCCTGCTCCTCCTAGCTGAACTGGTGTTGGTGTAGGTACTGCATCTGTACCTAATCTAGTATCGTAAGTAGGTTTAAGAGTAGCTAAGGGCTGTGATGGTGGGCCCATTAGCGATCCTATTCCTTCTGATGTAGCTGACTCTCCACGCGGTAACCCTCGTACATAGGTGATGCTATCTTTGAGAGGTGATGCTATCTTTGAGAGTTCACGGATAAAATCTTCCTTACTGGGTAGAGGATCCGGTTGTATACGTTCAGCCCATTCTGGTCCTGCGGTAGGCATATAGGTAGGTGTTGTGTTTATTCCAGCTAATAATTCTTCTATTGTAGTTGCCATTTTCTTTCCTTAAATAACTAATCTTGGTGGTATAAATTTAGAGCTTACAGAGTCAATGTCTTCAAAGGCCGCTCTATCAAATTCTTCGTCGTACACCTGCTTTAATAACTGTACTCTATCAGGCGCTCTTTTCATAGCTAAATAATAAGCAAGACCTGCCGTCATACACGGAAGGAATCTAAATACAGTTTCCATGTTATTGGTGTAATCTCCAGCATCTTGCATTCTGGTCAACGCATAGTAATAAATTACATCCGTTGAATTTTCCGGAGTAGGGTATAAATACAATCTTGGTGTTATATGCCTTTCTAAAAAGAACTGACTTGGTTTACTTTCAGTAGATTTATTGGGTGTGTATAAAAAGTCAGATCGACTTATTCTACTCAACTGATAATCAACACTATCGCGCTGAATAACCGCAGATGTTACATCAATAACATCTGTTCCTAAATCTTGGTAATTAGTGCCTTCGGTAACGGTAAAATTACTTTTGGTAATTAACCATTGGTTTAAGCCTCGATTACCCCATTCAGCAATTAAAAGGTTTAATGAACGACGTGCAGTCTCTAAATCGTACCCTGTACGAAGTTCAAGACCGCACCGTTCATAAGCCTCTTCAATAAGCTCGTCTACACTAAGATCAAATGAAGTTGTCCCTGATGTGGCCATAACTTAATAACCACCATAGGTTTTAGACTTCTTTTTGCTCTTTGTAACTTTGCCACCCTTACTATAACTGTCGCTTTTGCTCCAGTCTATTCCTTCTTGGATAGCTCGTCTTCTACGTGTTAATCCAGGCATATTTTTTCCTAATTATTTGGTGCTTCGTAATATTTTAAAAACTCAGCCCAAACAGTGTATTCGTTACCTGCGTCAGATGTAGAGGGTATAACTAACAGAACATCGCCGGTATAACCGGATGCTTCTGTATTTACCAAACCACCTATATCACTGAAATCAAAGAAATTATCATAAGCCAATGTTAAAAATGTAACATCTGTTGTAGCGTCCCAATCTAAAGATGCGGGTGCATCAGGGGCCCCACTCACGCTGTACCAAATCTTATTTAGTGCAACGTGTGCGCATGATTTACCGTTTGTGGTCGATGTATTAAGTGCAGAAACATCAACTAATGTTGTGCTACTTGCACTTCCATCCGAATACACAGAACAGTATGTAACTAATTTCTTATCAAAGTCATATTGAATAGTTGGTCCTGTGACTGTATTAGCCATGTTTACCTCCTACTATTAACTATCAGCAAATGGTGTTACTAAAGTTCCTGATCCTAACAACTGGGCTGCAACGTGATACTTAGCACTTGCTATAGCAGTTACAACAACAATACTACCCGCTAGTCCACCTTTCGTTGAACCGTTTTGAGTAAAAACATCATTAGATGAACCAGAAATAAAAGTTTTACCGGCTGCACTATCATCAATACCAGTATACGCACCACCAACAAACTTATCTGTACCGTCTGTTTTAATATCCATATCTGTAGCAGCAGTTACTACTATAAAAGTGAATTGGGCACCTAAGTTAGCTAGTTGGTTTGGATCTGTCTTATCCGTAGGCTCTGTAACTACGATACTAGGAAGTGTAAACACTCCATCTGCATCATTACATAAAAGCGGTCTACCTGCGTGATCTGCTACTGTAATTGTAGTATCCGCAGTTAAGCTAACAACAGAGTTATAACCTGCATTGATAAATCCAGCAAGGGATCTTACTGGTCCTGAAAAAGTTGATTTAGCCATTTTATTCTCCTAACTAAAACTGTTATATCATCTTGGAGTAAGTCTGCCGAGTCAGTTGATATAACAAATTATCTCGGAATGATTTGAGTATATCAGAAAAAAATTGAAAGGGAATAGAAATAAAGTGCCGGGTTGAGTAAGAAACCCCCGGCGGGGTTCCATAATTACGTATTAGCCTTATGCTCCAGGGCTACCAAAGACCGCACGGGGGTCAGACCACCCGAACGAATATCTCTCGCGAGCCTTATACCTAACATTACCTGTATCAAAGTCAGCTTCCATCGAAGTTCTGATTGGTGAACGATCAAACATTTTGAATCCGTTCGGACAATCAGTTTTGATGAACCAAGCGTCAGTATCAGTTAAATAATGGTTAACTGTGTACCCTTCTGGGACCATGCCCATGTTACGTACAGCGTTAATATCATTATCAGCGGTACTAACTCTACCTGGTGACTCTAATAATCTATCAGCAACGAATTGTAGTTCTTTAGGGATAATTAACTTAGTCCCTTGAAGAGCTACCTTTAAACCACGCTCGTCAGTGAAAGCAGCTATATCTATCAGTGCTTGTTCCAATGAAGTTTCACTTAGGTCCGCAGATGTTGAAAGTTCGTTACGCAAATTAGCACCACCCACAGTTGGGTGATCAGTTGCGCAAAGTTCTTTACCATCTCCGCCTACATAACTTGAATTGAAAGCTCTGTTTAGTACAGCAGCTCCTTTAACTTGCTTGGTATTCGCCATGCTTCTAGCAAGCGCTCTTGTATATCTTGCTGATAATCTATCATACAAGTTATCTTCGACCGCTTCTTCAGTAATGCTAAATGCTAGCGCCACAGTTTCGTGTGTGTAACGTGATGTGAAAGCTTCTTGAGCTTGATCAAACGCTACACCTGCTCCTTCTGACTTGACAGGTGCAGTATCGAAGCCTGTTAACATTACTTCTTCCTCAAAAGCACGATCACTTGATTCAGTATCAAAAATTTCTTCTGATTCTTTATCATATCTATCGTACTCAAGTCCAAATAATGCATTTAAGCCTGGAAGTAATTCTTTGACTAATTGTGCTCTAGTAATTGCCATTTATATTACCTCTTATGTACCTGCAACAGGACCTCTATAAGCATGCTCATTAATTGATACAATTAAGTTTGCATTATCTGCTGTGAGATCACCGTTTATGTCGTCTTGGACCACACTTACAACTTTAAGCTGGAGAGCTTGAGTTGTAGCTAGGCTGCTAGAATCTAGTTCGCGAGTAGACACGCCAGTCGTTGTGCTTCCACCTATACCATCAGTATCGGCGTTTTGACCGATAGCTGCTTGGCCAGAAGAACCATCTGCTTGTACAACAAATAATTGGTTAGGATCGTCATAGATATAAGCTTCTATTGCTCCGCTTCCAAGTGCCGTTGTAGATGCTGGATAGTAATTCTTAAAGGTAGGAGTTCCATCAGTAGCAACATAATAACAGTGTGAAAAAACACCAACTAGATTAGCAGAACCAGCTGCTGCTCTATTGATGAGTCCACTTGCGAATATACATAAGTCACCTTGGAAGATGCTTGTGCCATAACCACCAGTGGCTATATTATATTTTTGTACTTGACCAACGGCTGAAGCGACGTTGAACCCTTTATAAGGGGCTAAGCCAAAGGCTTTGTCTACATTTGCCATTTCTTGTCTCTATATTCCAAGAATTAAAATTAAGAACCCTTATTCAGATGAACCTTGGGTTCCACCAATTGTTACGCGAGACTGTCTCTCAGGTCTACTGATAGACATTGAAGGGTGACTTCCATCTCTCATCATATCGTTATCTACAGCGTCCATCTGATTTTGCGTTTTACTCGCAAAAAAAGCGTCTCTTTCCTGTACAGTCTCGATAGGAATCCTACATAGAATTAGCCCACCAACTCCAATTACTCCTTCAAATTTACCTTCTTCCACTACAGGAGATTCAAAGTCTGGGTATTCATCTGCTCTCACAGGTTCCCAACCTTCTCTGAGTCTAGCCATGACGTTCTTACGATCGTCTTGACCTCTGATCTCTAATCTCACCCAGCGGTGAACGTATCCTTCAGGAGGATTTGGTGCATCCAGTGCGGATGGAGGAGCCCATGGTTTTCTCGCTACTTTCTTTTCGCGAGTTTGGGCTTCGCGTGGTTCACGACTTTCGTCGATTTTTTTGTTTTTATTTGTCATTGTTGCTCCACGTTATTCAACATATTTCGCGTACTCTTCTAAAGGCACACCCAATTTCTTTGCTATTGTGACTTGTGATGGTGTGAGTCTCACAGTCTTGCGCCCAGTTTTTGCACTGCGTTTAGCAGGTGCAACCGCTTGGGCGGGACGGTTCGTCTGAGGAGTATCTTCAAATTTATGAGGAAACTCCACACGAATTCGTTTATTAACTTCATCATAATACTCATCACTGGTTGCGTCAAACCCTTCGTTGAGTAAATCTTGATGAATTACGAAAGAAGTCATGGTCATAGCCCTATCATTTCCGAACCAAGGATTCTCCTCAGCCCAATCTTGAGCTTTAGGATCTGGGTCCGGATAGGTTTCTTGTTGGGGCTGTGGCACGGTTTCTTGCGTAAATTGTTCTGGTGCCTGTACTTGTCCTTGTTGGACATTACGCTCTTGATTTAAAGCCTGTACACGTTGGGCTTCTACTGCAAGAGCAGCTAATTTTTGTTGTGCGTTTACTTGTGCTTCGGTATCTGCGTCTTCGTTTGCTCTTTTTAATAAGTTCTTCGCTGCTTCGGTTTCGGCTGTAATTCTGTTGGCTTCTGAAATAATGTAGTTGCCGTCTAAATTTTGTTTAGCCTCTTGTAATTGCTTATTCTCTGTTTGTACGTTCTTTGCGTATTCAGTTGCAGCTTTTTCTCTTCGTTCAGCTTCTCTTAATTTGCCGGTTAATTTATCAATTCGTTTTTTTACGTTTTTGCTATATTCTTGGTGTTCGTCGGTTTTTGCTACTTCTTCTTCGGTTTCCACTTCAGGTACTGCTTCCTCAGCACCATCATTACCTAATATAGGTTTATCTGGTTGTTGAGGTTCAATAGGAAGTGAAGGATCTTCATCAACGTCTATATCGACTTCAGGACCTGTATTATCTATAGGTACTGGTTCGCTTGCAGCGTTGAGATTTAGTTTATGCTTTGGCATGGTTCTTCTCCATGATTAAAATTGATGCAGAATTGCTTCTGGGTCTGGTACTGTAGCGATGATTTCATCATCATTCAACAGTTTTATTTCTCCGCCTTCTATGTGTATACGAGAGCCTGCGTATCTTCCAATCAATACCCAGTCTCCTGCTTTACACCAAGGTCCACTAGAAAATCTTTCTCCGTCATAGGCCTCTGGGCCTACTTTTAATACATAGCCAAGGACAGTTCCGACTTGTTGTCTTTCTACTGTTTCGTTTGTTAAGACAATACCACCTTCTGTTTTGCCTTGACCTCTGTAAGGTAAAATCATTATGCGCCAACCCGTTGGTTCAGGTAACTGATCCAACAGCTTAGAGTCCAGTTTGTCTGGATTTAACGTACCAGCGTCACCTTTCTTTTTACCGCTATCATATACTTTTTCTAAAGCAGACTTCTCTGCCTCCGCTTTTTTCCACTCTTCTTCCATTGCCAATGTTGTTGGATTAGGTGTCATCTATTACTCCTTGATTTTTTAAAATTGTTCTTATTTCTTCGCGGATGTAATTTAGCGCTTCGATGTGGCCAGTAAGATTCCGATAATGTTCCCAATTTTTAACTTCACCATTGGTCATCATTTCTTGGATTTGCTGCTCTTTTTTCTCTATGGCGCGCGTTACAGCCGTCGCGAATTGTAGTTCGTCTATGTCATATTCTCCGGTGCTTGATAATTAGCAAAAGCCGTACCTGTAAGAGGTTGTGGTACTGGTATGGTAGTTAGTCCGCCCATGTCGGGGACACCGGCGGCGCCGTAGGGATCTGCTTGATATTGTCCGCTTGTATACGGATTATATCC